TCATCGCAGCTTCCCATCGTTCAGGCACCGCTGCAGGGCACGCACGGAGTCGTTGCCGAAGTAACCATCGGCACCGCACTCGCCGCAGAGGTAGCCCCTCGCGATGAGGTGCTCCTGCACCTTGGTGCTGGTCTCCCACCCCCAGAAGCCGTCTGGGATTGCGCCTACGAGCTTCTGCAGTGCCCTCACGCACTGCGAGCCCTGGCCGCCCCACTCCACGGAGGTGACCGCAGGGATGTACTTGGCGTTGCCCTGCCACTGGCCGGAGAGGACGCCGTCCTCCCAGGTGCCCAGCGCGTGCTGCAGGTCGAGCACGGTGTTGTAGCCCGCCCAGCCGTCCACGTCGAGCTTTCCGCCCCTGGTGTTGTTCTTGGCGGTTGCCGGTGCGGAGGAGCCCTCACCCGAGAGCCTCTCGTTCACCTCGCGCGAGAGCCGTGCGAACTGCTTCGAGAGCCACGGCCCCGGGCAGTCGGTCGCCTGGAACCAGCAGTGCATGGTAAGGACGCCGTCGCTGTTGCCCGTATAGGAGCAGTTCTCGATGCCGTTGCGGCGGCAGACGTCGGCGCAGAGCTCGACGAGCGACTCCCAGCAGGCGTCGGTGAGCGAGCCGTCGGCGAGGTTGGCGCACTCGATGGTCACGGCGCGGTTGTCGTTCCAGCCGGAGCCGGAGGTCCAGGCGCGGTTGCACTCCTCCACGTACATGGCCACGCGGCCGTCCGAGCCGATGCCGTAGTTGGAGCTTGCCTGGCGGGAGGTCGGCGCGAAGATCTGGCCGCAGACCTCGATGGAGCAGTTGCCCGCCATGTAGTGCGGGGTGATCTTGGTGATGGGCTGGTTGCGACGCCCCGAGTGGTTGAGGCTGAGCGCCACGTAGGACACGAGGGGGCTGTTGCTCATCGCGCGTCACCGCCCCTCTCGATGGTGGGCACGCCCTCGTCCACCTCGGGAAGGCCCGTTGCTATGGCGATGAGCACGGAGATGATGGCGGCGGTGGCGCCGACGCTGGCGGCCCCGAGCCAGTCGACCTGCGTGATGCCCACCGCAGTTGTGCCGATGACGCCGAGCATGCCCTCAGCAAATGTGCGCAGCGCGCGGATGGCGGCCGCCCGTACGAACTCCTTGAGGTCGAACTTCATGGTGGATCTCCTTCCATGTGGAAAGAGGCCCGGAGCATGTCCGGGCCTCAACCTGCCAAAGCGTGTTTTGGATCTACTGGTCCTCGAGCCGCCCGATGCGGCGGTCGTGGTCGTCCAGCTTCGCCTCGATCTTGGTTATCCTCGCCGCGTGGTCGTCGAGCTTGCGGTCGAGTGCGCGCACGTCCTCGCGCGTGTCGCGTGCCGTGTCGCTGATGTAGTCGAGCTTGTCGCGCACGGCCTGCGAGGTCATCACCTCGCCGCGCCTGTCGCGCAGGACGCCGACCACGAGCGCGATGGCCGCGATGACCGCCGATGTCACGGCGACCGCCTCTCCTATGGTCACGGTCATCAGCCTCCCTGGTAGTCGCTCAGCTTCTTGATGTAGCTGGCGCGCTCCGACCAGTAACTGGCGGACTTGTAGGAGTCGACGAGCGAGTCACGAACATAGATGGCGCAATCGCTGGGGACGCTCGCGAACGTATTGCTGGCGAGCGAGGGCACCACGCCGAAGTCGAGGACGAGCTCTTCCAAGGCGGTGCAGCTTCCGAAGGAGCGCGTGGCGAAGCTGATGGTGGTAGCCGTGCTCAGCAGCCTCACCGACGCGAGCGCCGAGCAACCCGAGAAGCAGTTTCCCGGGACGTAGGTCGTGCCGCTCTTGGCACGTATCTCCACGTCCACGCTCGTAAGAGACGTGCACATGCTGAACTGCGAGCCGTAGCTCTGCAGCTCGATGACTCGCGTCGGGGCGAAGGTCTCCAGCATCGAGTACATGAACACGTTCTGCCCGATGGTGAGGATTGTGCTGCCCGCTGCGAGGAGTTGCCTCACGGACGAGTAGTAGAAGGCGCGGTAGTCTATCTGGGTCACCCACGAGGGAATCTCGACGCTGCGAAGGCGCTGGGCGCTTCGGTAGGACGAGCTGTCCACGGCGAAGGCCCCCGCGCGGATGATCGTGTTGGTGCCCTCGTCACCGAAGTCCTCCGCCGTAATGTCCACGTAGGAGTCCGGCGTCGTGTTATATCCACGGTAGAGCGTCTGGGAGGCTATGCCGTTGGCGCCACCTCCGCTGGGGATGGCACTGATGGCGGTGGGCATCTGGTCGAGGGTCATCTTCGCCGAGGTCCCCGCCTTGGTGCGGATGGCGTTCGCGATTGCCGTTATCTTGCTGCCGGTTACGAGCGTGTCCAGTGCTGGCATCTGTCTCGCCTCCTTACCACGTGGTGCTGTCGCCGTTGGCGTACGCGGGCCCGCTGCCGTCGTCGTTCCAGACCTCGACCAACTCGAGCCAAAGCCTGTTGGTGCTGGACAGTGGCAGAACCTCTCCCGCGAGAGCGGCCGCGCCCACGTAGCGCAGCGTTAACGTGCTGCCGCTGAGCGACACGCGGACGTTATGCTGCGTGATCCTGGAGCCGTCGTTGTAGGCGTCCACGATCGAGGCGAACGTGTACATGTAGGACTTGGGACGGATGTCGCACGAGTATAGGTGCGAGGCCGAACCTAGGCTGAAGGTGATCCTCATGCGGGCTGCTGTTGCGGGTGACTCCGAGAGCGTAACGTTGGTGCTCGTGGTCGTCACCTCCACGTCGCCGTCGGTGTCGGCGTCGTATATGGTGACCGTCGGGTAGCCGCCTGCCGCGTCTATGAGGTCAGTCACGTCGCTCGCGAGCTTCGCGGCGGTGACGGCGGAGTCCTGGATGCCCGACGTGCCGTGAGTGTGGGACGTCAGCGCGAACCGGCTTCGTATGTTGGAGACCAGCGTCTCGAGCGCGCCTGGCATGAGCGCGACGAACTCGCTGTCCTCCCCGATGACGGACATGGGCTTCCCCTAAGAGGTGAAGAGCGCGTTGATCTGCGCGTTGGTCACGATGGTTACGTCGGCGTCCTCCACGAACCCTGAGAGGTCCACCGTCGGGGCCTGGGCGTCCCATGCGCTGCCACTCCACACGTAGTTCATGCCGTCGGCGGAGACGTTCCACATGTCGCCTGTGGACTGTCCCGAAGACGGGAGCTGGACGTAGGTGGAGACGGTGCCTTTGTAGGTGACCGCCGATGCAAGCGCCGTGGAGATGGCGGTGCTGACGGTCGTGCTCACCTGGCTCGCGGTCTGGAAGCCCGAGTCGTTCGTGAGGTCGGAGACCTTCGTAGGCACGTCCACGTCCACGGCCTTGTTCGCGTCGGGAGTGAGGGCGCTCCCGTTGACCTTGACCGTCTCGATGGTGTTGGGCTCGCCGCCCTCGGCGACGATGTCGTCCACGCGGCCGTCGAGGGTCTCGAGCGCCGCCTGCGTGGCGAAGAGCTGCTTCGCCTTGTCGTGGTAGAGCGAGAGGTGGTCGTAGTCGACCAGGCTGTCATAGGCCGGCGTTGGCATTTCCGGTTCCTCCGTCCTCGAAGAGCGAGAGTATCTGTTGGTTGGTGACTATGGAGAGCGTGACGTCCTCGTCCGCGTTTCGCGCGAGCTCGGCGTCGATGGCGTCCATATTCGAGTTGATGACCTGTATGTCCACCGGCTCGTCGTAGGTGGGCTTCGCGAGCCGGTAGCGGTCCGTGTAGGCGGGCAATTGCGCACCCCCTTACGATGTCGAGATCTTCGTGCCGTCCACGTAGACCCCGTCGCTCTTGAGCTCCAGCGTGGTGGAGCCCGCCGCGAGCCCGATGTAGTCGGAGGTGATCGAGATGCCAGACGCGTAGCTTGCGACGTAGATGTCCACGCCCGTGTTCGACACGCCGATGCCCGACCGGGGCGTGAACATCGACGCCCCCGAGGCGTCCGCCTGCACGGTCCCGTAGGCGTCGCCCGAGCCGAGGAGCCCCGTACGCTGCCCGCGCATGTAGACGTTGCCGTCGGCGAGGCGTATGAACCCGCGCTGCGAGAGGTCGGCGATGCTGTCGCTCGGAACGTAGAGCGTGAGCTGGCCGCCTGCCGAGTACTGCTCGACCTCCGCCACGCGCCTGGCGGCCATGCCGACGTCCACGTATATGCCCCCGTAGCCGTCCTTGCGGTAGACCCGCAGGAGGTTCTGCAGCGTGCTCGATATCTTCGCCTGCAGGCTGATGCCCTGCAGGTTGGACGCGTCCAGGTCGTCGATCTGCACGGTGGGCGTCGTCGCGTCGTTCACGGTCGGGAACGTGTTGCCACCCCCGCCCGAGATGTAGCCGCCGTCGACGAGCGCGTCCGCGAGGTCCTGCAGGTAGCTGGGGTCGCTGTTCAGCCTGTTGGCTAGGTTGTCGAGCCACGATTGGTCGAGGGCCGAGCCACCGGAGCCCACGATGGTCTCCGTCTTGGTGCTCGTCGAGGTCGTCTTGGTCTTCGCCTTCTTCTCGGTGGCGTCCTCCACGTACCTCATCACGAGGTAGCTTTTTCGTTTGCCAATGGTGACGGTCCCGGTCGCCGTCTCCAGCATGAGGTCGCGTTTGATCCTCGTGACACGCTGCCGCATGCGGACGGGCGGGTCGAAGGCGGTGTCGACGACGTCCACGTGGTCCCCGAGGGCAACACCCCTCAGCGCGTCCTCGGCGTCTATCACGTCGGCCTCGTAGGTTATCTCGGGCTGCGAGAGGTTCGCGAGCTGCCGCTGGGCCTGCGCCTTCAGGAAGGAGGCGTCGATGCAGTTCTCGTCCACGTAGTAGCCGAAGTGATGCACCTTGGCCGTCTTCGAGTCGTTCCAGCGCCCCCAGCTGTCGCGCGCGGAGGTGTCCTCCACGTACCTCAGCCCGCCGTTCACGCTGGATATGTCCAGGCGCGAAACGTTTCCGTTGGAGTCCTCGCTGGCCTTCCCGTAGGCGTAGAGCGCGGTCACGGGGTCGGTGCTCTCCACGATCCTGCGTACGCTCGTGACGTTGCGGCTGTAGGTGAAGCGGCGCGTCGCGGTGGAGCTGCCACGCTCTGCCTTAATCTGGACGACTCGCGTATACACCTCTGCGGAGCTGGTCGAGCCTATGGTCACGTAGGCCCTCAGCTCTCCTGCGTTGGCCTCCTCGATGATCTGGTTGATGGCCTCGCGCACGCTCGTGTTCTCGAACGTGAAGCTGAAGGTGCCCTGCACGTCCGAGCTGCTCAGCCACCTGCTGCCTCCCGCCGATATGACGCTTGCGAGCGCGCTCGCCACGCTGACGTCGGTGAGCGTGAGCGAGCCTATGTAGTCACCCAGCGTCTCGCAGATGGAGTTGATGGCGGTGACGTTGGAGATGGACCTGCCGTTGCTGTCGTGGATGCGCTGAACAGAGTCCACGACGTGCTCGTGCCACTGGCCGGAGAGGTCTCGCCACACCAGGCGGTCGCCCTTCTCTACGAAGTCGAACGTCGTTATGGTGAGCGTGTCGGTCCCGTCCAGGTCCTCCTCGTGGGTGGCCGTGATGGGCCTCACGCTGCCGAGCTGCGTCTCCCAGCGGTCGTATCGTGTGAACCTCATCTACAGCCACCTCTCGTGCCATTTCACGGTTGCGGTAGACGTGGCCTTCAGGGTCACGGTCGCGCTGTCCAGTGGGAAGAAGTCCGAGGCCAGCGCGAACGTGCAGGCGCTGCCCCCGTACTTCACGGTCTGCCTCTGCATGTCGATGATGAGCTTGCTAGTTCCATTGAATGAACCCTGCGCCTCCACGTACTTGCCCGTGGACTCGTTGGTGAACCTCCAGGCGGTGCTCCCGCTGACTGGTGTCGCCTCCACGGTAGGCCAGCTCCTCGTGTTGCCGCCACGGGTGACGCTCGTGGATGAGGTCCCGATGGTCGCCGTCCTCTGCGCGGCCGCGTAGCCGGTGGCGTCGGGAACAACGAAGGCGATCGTGACGTGCGGGTGGGAGTGGCCCCGATCGAGCGTGGTGCTGCCGCTGACGTACGCGTCGTAGGCGATGCCGCTCTCGTCGGGAAGAACCAGCCTCTTGGTGACGGTCCCGGTGGTGTCGAGCGCCGCTGCTAGGAGCTGCCGATACCCGCTGACCTCCGTGGCGGTCTGTCCCTTGAGCGTCGCCGCGAGGCGTATCTCCATAGGCCTGAGTCTCCTGCCCGCGACGATGGAGCCGTCGGACGCGGGTATCTCCACGTCGGTCAGCTCCACCTCGGCGAGCAGCGAGCGCTCGATGGCGATGCCGGTGAGGTACTGGCTGAGGTCGGTGCCCCCAAACGTCACGGACTGCAGGCTCATGCGAGCACCCCCAGCTCCTTCATCTGCCTGGCCGCGTCGCGCCCGATCTCGTCGGTGAGGCTGCGGACGTCCCTGGTCGTGTCGTTGTTCACGAAGGTGTCGATGCTGACCTGCACGGTGAGCCCGTCGCCGACGGCCCTGGTGCCGAGTCCCGCCGTGAACTGCGAGATTCCCTGCGCGCTGAGCGGCACAACGGCCTCCGGCACGCCCGCCTCGCCGACGAGCGCCGACGTCGGCCTCGTGACGATGCCGCCGGCTGCGAGCGCGACGCCCGATGGCAGCAGAAAGCTCAGGTCTATCGACGGCAGCGACTCCATCCAGCCGCCTATCTGGCCGAAGCCGTCCACGATGGGCTTGAGGACGTTGTCGTGCACCCAGCGCAAGGCGCTCCCGATGATGTCGATGACGTTCAGGATGTGGGGCAGCCAGTAGTCGGCTATGTCGATGACGGTATCGAAGATGGGCGCGACGTTCTCGATGAGCAGCCCCAGCGTGTCTGCCATGTCCGGCAGGTGCTTTGCCACGAACTCGATGACCCTCTCCACCATGTCCATGATGGTCGGGATGTGGGGCGCGAGGGCGTCGATGCTGTCGGCTATCGCAGGCGCGAGCATCTGGGCGGCCTTGACGAACAGGTCCGCTATCGGGTCGATGTAGGGCTCAAGTGTGCGGATGATGCGGTCAACCGCAGGCATGAGGGCTTCGGCTATGTCGGCGCATGCCTGCATGAGTGTCGGGATGTGTGGCGCGAGCAGGCTCACGAGCTCGCCCGCGTACGGTATCGCGTCTGCCAGGAAGCCGGAGACGATGCCGAAGGCCTCCGCCAGGTATGGGGCGACGTCGGACGCGACGGAGCCGATGGTGTCCGCCAGCGCCACGCCGACGGCACCGCTCGCTTCGAGGATGCCAGGGATGAGGGGAAGCACCGCCTCGGCGACCTGCTCCCACATCGCGAACGCGGCAGTCCACGTGTCGACCTTCACGTCCATGAAGGTGGTGGCGATGTCGGATAGCCACCCCTCCACGGTGGGCAGTGTCTCGCGCACGTGGTCGAGGACGGGCGTGATGCCCTCAGACAGGGGCTGCGCGAGCTCTGAGGCTTTCTGGGCAATCGAGCCAAGCAGCTGCTCCGCGAGCGGTAGCGACTCTCCGACGATTCTGCCCAGGGCGATGCCGACGGGCTCGAGCGCGGGGCGGATCGTGCCCATCGCCGATGAGAGGGCTTCGGAGACGCGGGCGATGCGGCCCTTCACGTCGAGCCTGTCGAGCGTGGCGGTGAGGTCGCTCATCCACGGGCCGAACTGCGAGCTTATGCTGTTGATGAACCCGGAGATGTTCTCCTGTCCCACCCAGTCGAGGCCGGTGGCGAGCGCCTTGCTGATGCGGTTGCGCACGTTAGTGACGGCCGTGCCGATGCCCGCCGTGGCCGTCGCCGCCTGCTCCGCGAAGGAGGCGTAGTTCCCCAGCCCCTCGCTTTCCAGCCTCAGGAACGCCTCGTTGAGCTCGGTCAGCGGGATTGTCCCGTCCTTGGAGCCGACGAGGTTGTTGTAGAGGTCCGTGGTGTTGAGGAAGCCCATGGACTCGGCCACCTGCTGCAGCTGTGCGGGAGCGGCGTTGACCACGCTTCGCCAAGCGGCCATGTCCACCTTGCCGGCGGCGAGCATCTGGCTCCACTGCTCCAGGGCGTTGGCCTGCAGGGACGCATCCTTGCCACCCGCCACGATCGCGTGGTTGAAAGCGATGGCGCTCTGCGTGGCGAGGTCCATGTCACGTCCGAAGGCGGGCACGATCTTCTGGGCGAATGAGACCAGCTCGTCGAGGCTCGTGGGCAGCCCGTCGATGGAGTCGGAGAGCCGCTGGATGGATGCCTCGGCCACCGCGCCGTCGATGCCCATGTTGGACATGATGCGCGGGAAGTTCTTCAGCGTGTCCAGACGTCCGATTGCCGAGCCCATGGAGCTGGTGACGGTCCCGATGGCCGACTGCGCGATGCCCGAGATGACGGACCAGATGGCTATCTTGGATGCCGTGAGGCCGCTGGATATCCCGTTGCCGAGGTTGATTCCCAGGGAGCGACCCGCGCTCGTGATCTGGCTGGACGCCACGGAGGCGAACGTCGAGCCGACGGTCGAGGCCGCCGTCCTGATGCCGCTCGTGACGTGGCTGCCGACCGACGAGAGCGCGGACCCCGCGACGCTCGCCGCCCTTGAGCAGATGCCCTGCAAGCTGCCGGCGATGCCCGATGCCTTGGAAGCGAAGGAGGACGAGAACGTTCCGCCCGCCTTGGACCCCGCGTCCCTTGCCGCCCTGGACGCCTCGTCGGCAATGCCCGAGAAGGCGTTGCCGCCCTTGAGCGCCTTGCGCACCTCGGAGTTGAACCTGTCCATCGACGGCATGAGGGACACGTATGCGGTACCCACCTCGGTGGACACTTGATCACCCCCTCGCGTAGGGCAGTATGGAGTCGATGAGCTCGAAGTCGGTCGCCTCCGCTTGTGCGGTGTCGGCGCTCACCTTGGCGGGAGTTGCCATTGGCTGTGGCCTGTTGACGCCCTTCGCTCCGTCCTCGGAGAGCATCCAGGCGAGGTGACGCACGGCATGCTCCACACGCGCCAGGATGTACGCCTCGTCGCCCCATTCGAGCGCGGGGCTCAGCGCCCTGGACGTGCGGGACTCCCTAGGCAGCTGTGCGGCGAGGGCGGCGAGGCGCACGACCTCGGGCGTTGTCTCGCCGCCCTCAAGGCCTTCTCGGAAGTCATGCAGGTTGAGGTTGTAGAACTGCTGGAAGTCAGCCAGCAGCTCGTCGGGGTGCCGCGCCAGCAGCGTGGCGAGCGTGGCTAGTTTTTTGCCTCGCCACCCACGGCGAGCGTGACGCGGTCGAGCAGCCCCAGCATGCGGTCGGCGTCGTCGTCCAGCTGCTCGGCGTACTCGTCGGAGTGGCCGCAGAAGATCTTGTCGAGCGCGGAGTAGAAGCCTGCGGGGTCGGACGCGCCGAGGGCGAGCGCCTTCTGCACGCTGAAGCGCCTCGGAGCGCGCTCGTCGTACTCGAAGGTCATGCCGTCGTACTGAAGGGTCTTCATGGGTGGCCTCCCTAGCCTGCGGTGGTCTCGGTGGACTGGATGAAGTCGATGACCGTGTCCACGTGGGTGGTCGCGGAGCTGCCGCTGCCCTCGGTCCAGGTGTAGGCGTTGCAGGTGACGGTCACCTCGCGGCCCACCAGCTCGGTGGAGCTGATGGTGAGGTCGCTGACCTCGCTCACCTGCCCGTCGGGTATGATCTTGCGCCAGCGGCGGCCGTCCTTGAGGACGAGCTCGGCCACGTAGACGCGGTGCTCGCGCTCCTCGTTGTTGTGGTGGACGGTGATGAGGCCGGAGGCGTCCGTCACGTTGGCGTGCCCGTACTGCTCGCCGAGGCTGTCCCTCTTCACCTCCACGAGCTTGAACCTCTCGGTCTCGACGCGGTTGGACCGGCTGGTGTTGATCGCGTCGCCGTTCATGTCGGTGTCGGTGTTGGTGTCCACGCTCTCGGACTCCACGATGCCTTCGGAGGCGACGTAGCCCAGGTTGAGGAAGGCCTCGGTGAGCTGCGTGGAGAAGCTCTTGAGCTGCGGGATGAGCGCGAGCACTGCCGCGCTGCGGGGCGCGCTGAACAGGTAGCCGCCCGCGATGCCCTTGCCCGTCGATACGTTCTTGGTGTCGTTTGCCGCCATGGGCGGGCTCCTCTCACTTGTTGATGGTCATGTCGCAGGGCACGCTGTAGCAGTGGCCCGCAGGGGTTGTCGACCTCGCCCAGCCGTTGCGGTACGGCGCGTCGGTCGACACGTGGCTCACGAAGGGGTCCCTGTCCGGCATCGCCCGCATGAGCGCGGCCACCTGCCGCGCTAGGTCGTAGGCGTGCACGTCGGTGGAGGCGTGGCAGTCCAGGAGCAGGCTCGGGAGGTCGAGGAAGTCGCTCTCCGTGCCGCCGTTGGGGTTGACCACCACGTACGTGGACAGCCCTGAGGCCTCGCTGGGCACCTCGGTGGCGACCTTGGTGCCGCCCAGCTCTGCAGCGAGGTAGGCGCGCACCCTGCGGACGGGGTCGGTCGTCGCCATGTCACGCTCCTCGTATCGATTGCAGCGCCGCCTGGAGGGCTCGGTCGACGCGTTGGTTGTGACCCCTCGTGCGGAAGTCGGTCACCCTCTGGTGAGTACTGGTGGCTCGTGCGTGCGCGCGCATCCTTCCGGATCGCACGTCGCAGGAGCACTCCAGGCCCTGGCCTCGTGCGGCCTCGGCGACCTGCCTCGCCTTCGCGAGGAGGTGCGCCTGCACGGCGTCCGAGTTCATGATCTTCCGGTACGGCTCCTTCGAGCCGTTGGGCACGTAGCGCCTGAGCGTCGCGGTGCTAGACGTCATAGCGCACCACCCTCACCACGAGGTTCCACTCGCAACCAAGCGGCAGCGCCGCGTCCGTGTAGCGCTCGGGATCTCCCACCACGCGGTAGTCCTCGCCGCGCACGGTGACCAGGGCGTTGCGCACGTCCATGTCGAACTCCCTGGGGAAGTAGAGCGTGAGGTCGCACTCCATGCCGTGGGGGCGTCCCGGCTCTATCCGGTCGTACGTCGTCGTGGACGGGTTCACCAGGACGTTGTCCACCTGCACGGACCCCGTTCTGTGGCGGGACGGGATGCTGCCGCCTCCCCACATGCTGTTGAGCAGGTCGCCCCAGGTGATGGTGCCCGGGTCCTCGTGGCCGTGCTCCCACACCTCGTTGCCGAAGTCGTCGGTGCCGGTGAGGGCGGGGATGCTCACCCACACGGTCTCGCCGGCGATCATCACTGGCCTCCGTCGCGATGCGGTTGCAGGAAGCCGACCCGCACCTGGCCGATGCCGAGCGTGCGGCGCTCGCTGGCGAGGATGTAGACGTCGCCACCGGGGTTGGCCGCGGTGCTGGTGAAGCTGTACGGGCCCGCCGTGCCCTGCTGCGACTTCAACCCTAGGGGAAGCGGCTGCTCTATGGCCCGCTCCACCATGGAGCAGCAGATGGCGCGCAGGTTGGACGCGAAGGGCTCGGTGCCGGCGGAGACGCGCCCCCTCCACGGGATGCTCGAGGCGTCCATCTCGGCCGCGAGCTTGGCGGTGGCGTCCGCCAGCTTGGCCTCCGCCATGGAGGCGGCGCGCCCCGTGAGGTCCGAGGCGCGCCGCGCGTTGAGGTCATCTATGGTCGCGAAGGGCTCCATGAGGCCCCCTTACTGTCAGGACTTGGTCACGGTCACGTGGTAGGCGGTGGCGGACATGCCCTTCGCGACGACCACGTTCACGTCGTTGGTGCCCGCGACCCAGGTCGCGGAGCCTCCGCTCTCCACCTGCGTCCCGTTGACGTAGATGGCGACCGTCGCCCCCTCGTCGCTCGCAGTTGCGGAGACCGTGTTGGTGGCGTTGGTGGTGGCCGCCGCGTACTCGGTCACGTCGGCCGAGAAGGACGGGCTGAGCGACAGGCTGCCGATGCTGAGCGCGGACAGCGTGGAGTCGTCGGCGCCGCCGCTGATGGTGGCCTTGACGATGTAGTTCATGACCTCCGGGAAGAGCAGGATGCCGGTGTCGGCGTAGGTCTCGGCGGTGCCGTTCTGGTGGCGGCCGGTGTGGTGGACGCCGATGAGGCCAGTCTCGTCGCTGACCTCGAACTCGAGGCCCGCGCGCGCGAGCTCGGAGAGGTCCACCGCGTAGCAGTTGATGTTCTCCGTGAGCGTGGCGTAGACCGTGCCCCTCGGGACCTTGGCGTCGAAGACGCAGGTGCCGAGCGACAGGAAGTTGCGCAGGTACGTGAAGCCGAAGGCGCTCTCCACGTTGTTGATGGTGGCGGCCCCGAGGTAGGTCGCGAGGTCGAGGGGGTTCGCGAAGTAGATCGGGGTGCCGTCGGTGTCCATCTCGGAGAGCGTGTTGGCGAGCGTGCCCCAGGCCATCGCGAAGGCCTGCTGGAAGGTCGCGCCAGTCGCCACGCCGGTTCCCTGCGCGAGGAAGTCGAAGAACTTGCGGCGGATGGAGCCCTGGATGTCGCGCAGCATCTTGCGGTCGGTCTGGCCGACGGCGGTCTCGTAGCCGAACTTGAGGATGGCCTGGGCGGTCGTTGCCTTGCGCCACTCCTCCAGGTCGACGGTGTAGGCCGGGCCCTTCACCTGCGTGTACTTGGAGAGCGGGATGTCCTCGCCCTCGGCGACGGTGCCCGACGCGAGGTTGCCGGTGACGGTGTACATCTGCACCTGGGTCCCGGCGCGCAGCACCTGCGGCTCGGTGATGTCGAGGACGGTGAGCAGCGCGGTCACGCCCTGCTCGAACTGGTGGACGAAGTCGATATCCTGCACGCGGGCGAGCGCGGCGGAGTTGATGAGGTTGGCGTCTGCCATGTCTGGCCTGCCTTTCTGCCTTTCGGCGTCTTTCGCGCTCGGCGCGCGTATGGATGGTGTCTGGTCCTGCTAGTTGAAGAGCTCGAGGTTGGCGAGTATCGCGGCGCGCCTCTCTGCGGCGTTCCTGATGCCGAGGATCTGGTCCTTGGTCATCGGCACGCCTTGGTCGAGGCCGCCTCCCTCGCTCACCTGCGGGTAGACGGGCATGGACGCGCGGATGGCCTTGGCGTGCTCGCGCAGCTCGTCCTCGGTGTCGCCGCGCAGCGCCGCCGCCGGGATGCCGGTCTCCGCGGCGACCTTGTCGCGCCACTCCGAGAGCTCCTTGGCATGCTGGAGCTCGGCGAGGGCGGACTCGGCCTTCTCGGCCCGCGCGAGCAGGTCTGGCACCTTGGCCGCCTCGGCCTTTGCGTCCTCGTAGTCGTCGGGCACGGCGCTGGCGAGCGCGCGCCCGATCTGGTCCTTCACGCGCAGGTAGAACTCCTCCTGCGTGGTGATGGGCTGGAATGCGGCGGGTTCGGCGGGTTGCGTCTCCGCCGGTGCGGGCTGCGTCGTGGCCTCTGTGGTAGTTGGTTCCGTTTGTATGACACTTGTCTCGTCAGCCATAGCTGCTCCTTCCTGCTCTTTTTGCATATAAGGCAAGATTGGCTGCGAACGTGAAAGGCCTCCTTGCGGAGGCCTTTCACAAATATCTTCAGTTGTGCTACAGGCGGGCTATAGCATCGGCTCGATCATTTGGATTGACAGAGCCTCACGAACGAGTTTCGGTTCGACATCGCCTGGTTTGATTTCGGGTGTTGTTCGCACGTGTACAGTTACGCGGTCCATTACGGAGTACTGAGCAAGATCGCTGTCGCTCAGTTCACCACGCTTAATGTAGACGGTGGGCAGTTGCTTCCCATTCTCGTCTTGGCCATCTGGAAGAATCTCTAGGCGCTTCGTTACAGAGATTGTCTGAATCACTCCAGTGATATCTTCCTCATAGGAGTCAATATTGCGCGATTCTATGCTGTGGTAGGCATAGCTTGCCGCTTCGCTCGTAAGAGTTACACGACGCGTTGGCTTTTCTGGCTCCTCCCATGTCACATCGACGTCAAAGTCGCTGTCTGCAAGCCTCTTCAAAAGGGCCTTAAGTGTGGCAGCTTGTCGAGGACCAGCAGCCTTAACCATATCGATGAAGGGCTCGATGTCAACCATGCTAATCGTTGAGAGCAGCTCTATCAGCTGATCCATGCTCTCATCGGCAAGAACAATCTTCGGATACTCGTACCCAAACAACGACTCGCCTTGCGGGTAGGCAATCGCCATCTCATCCGCCTTAGGCGTTATCGATAAGACGATGGACCCCGGTGCAGGTTGCGCATCCAAGCTTAACTGGGTGTCGTGAATAACTGCTTGTGGAACCCTACCCCTAGATGCTCCGTGGCCTTCAATCACAGCTCCAATAGCAGTAACCAAGCTCTGGAAAAGCGACATGACGTTACCGACAGCATCCAAGTCAGCTGAATGCTCGTGCACGCCGTTGCCGTGGATACGCAGCGAACCGGCTGACTTGATTACCCGCGCCGTGCCAGCCTGAATGCGTGTCATCGCCTCAACGCTTGCTCTGCTGAGATCACTTGCGGTTTCCCACTCTGGTTCAAAGTCGCGATATTGCTCCTCGTCAACACCTAGCTCTTGGAGCAGCTTCAGCAAACGGTTGTCGTCAGCCTGCATCAGCCATCACCTCCAAGTAGCCGCGAGTGCAAGGAATCAACTTGCCTTGCTCGTCTCTCGTGGCAGACCACAAATTATCCCAATAGCCGCGATCATGCAGATAACGGTCTTCTTTAGATCCGCGTTTCGCATCACTCGCATCCTCAGGACTGCGTACTTCGAGAACGAAGGAATCAATATCGAGATCAAACTCTGTCTTGAGCATATTGTGGGCGATGATATCAACTAGATACTGCGCAGGAACGCTGAGTCGTGGAACAACAGAGCTATCAAGTAGAACGACGATATCTATGTCACCAGGGACTTCCTTGGCCGAAAGGAAACTACCACTCATCCAGATGTGCGGCTTCTTACCCAAGGCCGCTTCAAGCAGGTCCATGACCTTCTTCAGGGAGTTCCACAAATCAACCCTGCGCTCGTTTGTCACAAAGCGTTCCTCAACCTCACGCGCTGGCGCAAGGTATCTTCCAACTGGAAGGTATCCGCTTTCGGCTAAATCCGGAATCACGACATGTGCTCCTGCAAGTCTCCTCTAGTTGTCAACAGCATATCGGGAAGCGGTCAGTTTTCCCAAAACGTTGCGGCAAAGAAATCAAACGAGGCCGACAGACGGTAGGGCAAGTACCTAGTGCATGCCGTACATGTGGCGCATGGCTATCTCGATCTCGTTGAGGCTGCGCCACTTCCTGCCCTCGGTCTCGGCCTTCGCGGCGGCTGCGCTGATGCGGTCGTAGACCTCCTGCGGGAGCTGGTTCTGGTTGAGCGCGTCGCGCGCGGCCTCGTACATGGCCTCGTACTCGCCCTCGTCGTAGCCCTCTATCGCGGTGTCGTCCGCGTCCATAGGCACGACGGTGCAGCGGCAGTTGTCGTGGAAGCGGTTGGCGGGGTCGCCGCCGCCTGCGGTGGCCTCGGTCCAGTAGGTGAAGCCGCGCCCCGCCATGGTGATGCAGAACGCGCAGCTGCAGTCGGGCCTGGGCACGCGGGCGTAGCCCACCTTGCGGCCACGGTGGCGCTGGTGCTCGGAGCGGATGCCCGAGAGCACGGCGGCGCGGTTCGCCGACTGCACGTGCTGGCCCGCGCGGGTGGCGATGGCCTGCGGAACGTCCGCGACCCTGCCGGCCTCCCCGGCAAGCCTCGCGTTCTCCACGATCGCGCTCGCGGCGGCGAGCGCGGCCGCGTGGTCGTACGTGGCCCTCGCGGGCTCGCCCCTGCACATCGCGTAGAACTGCGAGCCAAGCGTGTGCGCCATCGTGCCGTACGAGGGCAGGAGCGACTGGAGCAGCTGCTCGGCGAGCTCCCAGCCCTCGTCGGTGGAGAGGTTGAGCTGCTGCAGCGACCAGTAGACCTCTGCGTCGGCGGACATCTCAAGTGCGGCGATTGCCTCCTGGAAGGCGCTGATCTCACTGCGTGACGGGTTCGGCACTCGCGCCGCCTCCCTTCGAGAGGATGCCCCTCAGCAGGTCCTCGCCCTGGCTGCGGCGCACCTCGGCCATGATCTCGTCGACCTGGTCGTCGGTGTAGCCGAGCTCCTCCCAGTACACGCGGGTGTTCACGATGCCCGGGAAGGCGCTGGCCTGCTTGACCATCGCGTCCGCCTGGCTGACGAGCGACGGCCTCGCGGGGTTCATGAAGTGGCACCCCACCGCTCGCTCCTCACGCGTGAGCTGCGCGAGAGGCTTGTTGCCCACGACGGCGAGCGCCATGCGGGCGACGTTGGCGAGCGCCTTGCCGTTCGCCTCGTTCAGGCTCTCGGCCTCGATGATGAGGCCCTCCTTGGCCGCGTAGATCGCCTCGGCGCTGGACGGGTTGTCCTGCACGATGCCCAGCTCGGAGATGGGGACGCAGGTCGCGCCGCTGAAGCGGGCGGCCAGCGAGCGCAGGTAGCCGATGTGCGGCTCCATGGAGGATGCCGCCACCTGCAGGAACTGCGGGATGTTGCCCTCGCCGTCGCGGCTGATCGCCATGATGGAGCCGAGGTAGGCCTCCCACCTGGCCTGCCATCCCGCGCGGTACGGGCTCGGCTCGTCCTCGTCGTAGGTCCCGTCGTCGTAGTCCTCGCCGTCATCCTCCCAGTTCGGGTCGTACGTCTGGAACAGCGACTCCGGCGCGCCGAGTATCACCTTCTGCGGGCTGGTGAAGAGCTCGGCGCCGATCTCGGCGCGCAGCGCCGTGCGCATTGCGCTGTCGGTGATGCTCATGACGGCCCGGCTGATGCGCGACACGCCGAAGGGGCGGTCGAGCGAGGCCCGGTAGACGAGCGGCTCCACCATCGGCCTGCCCATGGGGTGCGGCAAGGCCTGGAACCGCCACTGGTGCCGGTCCTGCCAGAGGCGCACGGTCGCGTCGGGCTCGTAGAGGTTGTAGGCCGTCGGCACCCCGTGGCTGTCCACCTCGGCCACGGTGCACGCGCACCGGATGCGGTGGAGGCGGAAGTCCCAGAGCATGGCGCAGCTGATGGCCGAGTGCGCGCGGATCTCGGGCACCTCGCCCTCGCCCCGGTTGACGGTGAGGGCGGCGCACGAGTGCGTGAGCTGGCTCGGCACCAGCATGCGGTAGGTGTCGTAGAGGTCGTTGGCGGCGCACACCTCGTCGAGGACAGCCGTCACGGCCTCGTCGCCGGTGAAGGCGTCGAGCCTGCTCCTCACGGCGAGCGCGTCGACGGCCTTCTGGGGCCACTCGACCACGGTGTCGATGTCGGTGAGGTCGGGCGGCACGGCGATGCCGATGTTCTTCAGGACGTTGCGCCCGTGGTAGTAGCGGCTGCGCATCACGTCGCGCGGCAGCTTGGCCGCCCAGAGCGCGAAGAGCGAGCGCAGGTCGCGACGGTACGCGTCGGGCAGGCCGGGCGGGTCGGGCATGCGCCTGCCCCCGAGGGCGACGATGCCGCTGTCGCCTATGTTCAAAGCAGCCTCATCCTCCTCGTCGGGTTCCTCTTCGTCTGCTTGAGGGCGTAGAGCGCGTACGCTGCCGACTCCACCGGCTCGGGGTCGATGCCGCCGAAGCCGTAGCCACCGTATGCGCCGATCTGCCTCTTGGTGGCCCCGCGCACGCTCTCGTCGAGCGCGTCCTGGCCGAAGTGGGTGACGCTACCCTCGCGGACGGCGTTCACCAGGGTGGTCGCGGCGGCGATGGCGTCTCGTGGCGACGTCCTCGCGTACCCCTGCTTAGGATAGTTCAGCGCCTCCAGCGCGCCCATCAGCGCGTCGGCGTTGCTCACGCCGTCTATCAGCACGTAGGCGACCTTGCCGCGCAGCCTCCACAGGGCCTCGGCCAGTGGCTCCACGCCGGTGGCGGTGATGTTGGCGTGCATGGCGAGCTCCACGTGGGGCAGCCGCCCCCGGGCCTCGACGCAGTTGGAGACGGCGACGTGCGTGCCGTCTGGGCTGAACTTGATGCCGATGGCGCGCTTCACGCGCTTGGTCGCCTGGGTCGGGTTGTCGATGGCGCAGCGCTCCCACGCCGAGGGGTCGATGGCGGGGTCCGGCACGGCCGACTCCTGCCACCAGCCGAGGCGCTCCTGGCAGAAGCCGACGAAGTCCATGTCGACGAACTCCTGCGCGGTGAAGCCCTCGTCGAGGCGAAGGCCCATCGCCGGGTTGGTCAGGTACACCAGCTCGAGCAGGTCCTCGAAGTCTGCCGTCTCGGGCGGCAGCGTCTCGATGGACCACTCGTGCCAGCTCGTGCGGTCGTTGGGGCACTCGATGGCGGCCCGCCGCCGCCTCTCGAAGACCACGCCCGGCGCGTTCTCGTTGGGGGGCGTCCCCGCGTAGATGATGAGGCGGTCGCCGCGCGACGCGGCGAGGGTGGCCATGATGGCCTGCACCTGGTCGTCGGTGAGCTGCTGGCACTCGTCGTAGACGAGCAGCGTGATGGCGTCGAATCCGCGTCCGGCGCTGCCGGTGCGGGTGGCGTACTCGATGCTCGCCCCGTTGGCGAGGTAGATGGCCTGCTCGCCGTTGGTGTAGCGGATGCGGCCGCCGGCCTTCTTGTCCACCAGGCGGTGGATGGCGGCGTTGCGCTTGCTGCGGTTGTTGAACACGCGGCACATGCGCTCGAAGGCCTTCTGCGCGGTCTTGGTGCTGTGCGCGGTGTGGAGGATGTGCGTGTTGGGGTCGGTTACCAGCAGGTAGAACTCCAGGGCCTCGATGGCGCCGTTCTTGCCGTTCTGGCGCGGGCAGGCGATGCCGGCCGATATGACCCTGAGCACGCCGTACTCGTCGCGCCCGAGCCAGCAATCGAGCAGGTCGCACTGCCATGGGTCGGGCTCGAACCAGTACCTCGTGCAGAGGGCGGCCGCGTCCGGCCCGTCGGTCCAGGCCACGCCGTCAGGCTCGACCCGGATCCTCGGCTCCTGGCTGCCCACCCTTCTTTCTCGCGATGAGCTGGGCGAGGAAGTCGTCGGCATCGTCTGCATCGGCCTTAGCCTCCTCGTCGCTCTGGATCACGCGCCTTCTCGTCTCCACGGCACCCATGCCCAGCTGCTCGCGCGCGAGCATGTCGAGGGCCTTCATGTTGCCGTCGAGGGCCTGCTGCATCAGGGTGCGGCGCACCATGGCGCGCCCCTGCGCGGAGAAGGTGGCCTTGGCCGTGGCGAAGTCCATGTGGAACGCGTGCGTGCAGAGGTCGTCGAGCTGCGACTCCTCGCAGCCCATCACCGCACAGATCTCCTCGGCCCCGTTGAACTGTGTGAGGAGCCCGCGAACGTTGTCTGCCTGGGCCTCGTCCCACATGGGTCACCGCCTAGTAGGTCGCGTTCATGTAGTTGATCGTGTAGTCGCGGGCCTCCTTGCGAGTGGCGCCGTTCTGGCGTGCCCACTTGTAGGCCTGGCGCGCGGACATGACGTTCTGTCCCGTCGCCGTCTTGCGGCCCCTGAGCAGGGCCTGGGAGATGAGGCCGCGTCCTCCGCCGCCCCCTCGCTCGCTTCCGCTTGCCATGTCATTCCTCGCTCTCCATCACGGCCGTCCAGAGCCTCCCGCCCCGGACCGACTTTGGTGACTTGACGTTGTGGTTGATGGTCGAGTACGCCTCGAAGATGCGGTCGGCGAAGGCCTCGATGCCGTCGTGCAGGTCCGCGTCGCACTCGATGCGGAACTGCTCGATGTTGCGTGAGGAGCGCAGGTTCGCGCTGCCGTCCATCACGCACTTGAGGCCGTCCACGGTCTCGAAGGTGACGATCTTGGTGTGCGCGCTCGCGAAGGCGACGTCGAGGATGCCGTCTACGTCCAGCCGCTCGTACAGGTACGGGACCAGCCCCGTGGCCTTGCGCTCGTGGGCATAGAAGTAGTCGCTGAGTACTATGCGCAGGCGCTCCAGCTCGAAGCACCGCTCCACCACGTTGCGGAGGCTGTCGATGTTCTCCTGGCTCATGCTGAGCGTCTGGATGGTCATCGTGCGGTACTCGGCGATGCCGCGCTCGGCCATGGCCTCCAGGGCGTCGCCGAAGATGAAGTTGCCGCTCACGAGGCAGAACATGCGCATGCCCGGCTCCAGAGCGAGGCCGTCCACGAGGTCGACGGCGTGCTCGTACAGCACGGGCTCGCTAGCGGTGCCCTCGTAGATGCGCGGGAGCAGGTAGCGCTCGCTTCCGATGCCGTCGGTCTGCCTTGACGCCGGCACGAAGCCCGTGAGGTCGAAGTCCAGCGCGTCGGGGTCTATCCCGAAGGCGGAGGACAGGCTGAAGTCGAGCTCCAATGCGGCCTCCGTTTCCACAGGTCGACAGGCAAAAATCGCAATCGGGGAGATATTTGGCTACCCGCGATAGCAGCAGGGAGGGTCGATGGGGAGGGTATCCTCCCCATGGGCGTCACTCCCACCAGTCGCGGCTCGTTGGCATGGGTCGCTCGATGACCCGCAGCTGCTCGTCGGGAAGCTTGTTTCCCTTTCGACGGTTGCAGATGGCATGCGTTGCCTGAAGGTTGTCGGGGTCGATCGGCGAACCTCCGCGACTTATCGGGATGATCTCGTCGAGCTCGTAGGCCATCGGGTGGCCCCGTGGCAGCGAGTAGTCGATGGGCTTGCCGCAGAGTGCGCACGGGTCGCCGCGCCTCATGATGCGCACGCGCATGGTGTGACGGCGCTTGGGGTTGCGGTACCGTGGGTTGCTGCTCGGCATCTGCTCACCCCGCAGTCGTTCGTCGGGCACCGGCCCTGTGTCGATAGACCCCTGGCACTGTGCCGGGACATGAGAAGACCCCGGCATCCTTGCGAATGTCGGGGTCTCGCGTGTGTGGGTCGGTCCGCGCTTTGCGCGCACCATAGTGATATCACGGATGGGCCGTTCGGTGGCGTCCGACTCAGTCCGATTCGGTCCGCTCCCGTCCGCACTTTGCGACCAAGGCGTCGATGTCGCCGTAGGCGTCGCCGTGCGGGCCGGCGTCCTCGGGCGCGACGTCGACGGTAGGCGGAAGCTCGGGCGGTCTGGCCTCGTCGATGTGGAAGGTCTTCTCCGGGCCGATAAAGTCGAGGTACTCCACGAGCGCGCTCAGGTCGTCGTAGAGCTTGGAGCGGCCGATGTGGAACGCCTCCATGATGTCCTTGTCCGACGCGCCGAGGCGGTAGCGCATCTCGGCGACGTCGAGCCCGTCGAGCAGCGCGCCCCTGAAGCACGGGCGGTTGACGCTTACCATGAGGTCGAACAGGGCCAACGCGTCGCGCGCCCAGCCGTAGGCGGCGTCCTCGGCCTCGCCGTCGATCATCTCGTCGGCCTTGCGCATGGGGTCACTCACGCCTCCCTTACCGTAGCCGCCGACGGTGCCGAGGGGGTCTGCGATGGAGAAGGCCTTCGCGCGCCTCAACTCGGCGATGTGCTCGGCGCGGTCAAGCGCCTTGCGGGCCTCGTCGACCTCGGTGAGCCACGCGCGCGCCCATCGCACGCTCACTCCGACATAGCTCTCGGGCTCCTCCGGGGCGGACGGACAGCCCCCTTCGGGGGGTGCTGTCCGGTCGACCCCAGAATCTTCTTCATCTCGGTGGGTGAGGCTGCCTTTGGCCTCACCCGATATCCACTCTTCACTCTGAACATGAACTTCATGTTTAAGGGAACCTGTCTGTCCGCAGACATTGCTTGTGGTCGTTGTGTCTGGGTGTCCGGACACGTCGCCTTCGATTGTCTGTCCGTAGACCATCATGCGATCCTCCTCACGATGCCATTCCTACGCTCAAGCTTCCGGGACTCGTCGACACGCCGCTGCACGGTCTTGCTACTCACATTCAGGTACTCCGCAAGCGCATCTACGCGGACCTCTTCGTCGCCCATGGACACCGCATCGAAGGCCTCTTCAAGTGCCTGCTGCTTGTCCTCGCGCGCCTTCGCCCTGGGCTTGCCGCTGCCGTCAGTCGAACGTGCGTCTCCGCCATCAAAGGGGCAATTCGCAAGCACCCCACGCAGGTCAGGCACGTGCAGTGGATAGTCAAACCACGCGTCCATATGGTCGGCGCTCTCGAACTCGCGCAGCGTAAAGCTGACCCGCCATGCAGTCACCTGTGCCGACTCCTTGACAATCGCCCTCAGACGCTCGTTCAACGCGTCGCCGTCGGGCTTGTAGAGATGCTGTACCGCCCAAACGGCGAAGGGGCCGGGCTCTGAGTAGAGCGGCGGTGTGATGCCCACTGATTCCAAGGTACGGGTAATCTCGTCCATCGCCGCCTGGTCACGTGCAGCGCGCAGCTCGTCACCAGTCGCAGCAAGCGGCGTCATGTCGAGGATGGCGTCGGGATCTCTCGCGAAGACGCCCGACCCGCTCATGCGATCCATGCTGTGCTTCGTGCCCTGGAAGCCCTTGCTGTGGTGGTGGCAATAGACGACGGCACAGCCCAGCTCGGCGCATACCTTGTCGAACTGGTTGCAGAACGCACCCATGTCCGAGGCGCTGTTTTCGTCGCCCACGAGGATCTTGTAGATCGGGTCGATGATCACGAGGCTGTAGCCTCCGTGCTCCGGGTCGCGTCCCTTCTTGGCGGCGCGGTGTATGAGCCGTGGTGCTAGACGGTCCATGGGGCACGCGTGGCCGCGCAGGTTCCAGACGTCTATGTTCGAGGCATGGCTTGCACCTATGCCGAGCGCCCGGTAGATGGCATCGAATCGATGCATGGATGACGCCCCGTCAATCTCTAGGTTCACGTACAGCACGCGCCCCTGGCTGCACTGTCGACCCATCCAAGTGCGTCCCTCGGCGACGGCGACTGCAAGCTCCATGAGTGCAAAGCTCTTGCCCGCCTTCGAGGGACCGGCGAGCAGCATCTTGTGACCCTTGCGCAGTATTCCGTCTATGAGCGGTTCCGCCAAGGGCGGAAGGTTTGCCAGAGCATCGGCAAGATTGGCAGTCTCCGGTAGGTCGTCGCGCTCCTCCGCGATCCAGTCCTCCCACTCCTCGTAGGAACGCGCGCCGACGTTAGTGGCGATGAGCGCCTGGCGCTTTCCGGCGCGGGTGACTCCCGGCATGCGCGACAGTCGCGAGGGGTTGCGGTTCTGGCCGTCCACGTGGAGACCGGCGCGGGCACACTCCTCGTAGAGTCGGCTGACGCGGCGCTTGTACTCGTCCATGTTGGAGGCGTCCACGCGTACGATGCCGTGCACGCTCTTGTTGCCGCTGCTGACGACGGCGGTGAGGGGGAGGTTGAGAGCGCGCATGATTGCGAGCTGCTGCTCCGGGTCGTCTTCGTCGCTCTCGATGAGCACGTGGCGAAGCGCCGACACGTTCGAGTTGGTGCGACCCTTCCCGTCCACCGGGTTGTGGCACACCCAGACGCCTGCATCCTCGTCCCAGTCGCCTATGGCCTTCGCCACGTCCCCGTACTTCTCGAGATCAGCTATGAGCTGTCCGGCGGTGCGGTCCCAGGAGCCCTTCTTGGGATGGTGCTTTTCGTCGTCTCCAACCCATGACTGGGTTACGTAGCAGACGTGCTCGGTCTCTTCGAAGACCGCATGCAGGTAGTCTACGAGCTGTCCCGTGGGGTTCCAGTCACCGCCCGTCGCGCTTTCGGGAAGGTCGACTGGCTCCACGTACGCGGGGTCTACGACAGTCGCCTCGTCTCTCCAGCCAAAGGGCTCGTCCAGCGCTCCGGGCGAGAGCTGCACGCCACGCGAGCGAGCGAGGTCGCAGATGGTGCCGGCGCCGACCCCGTCGTCCTTTGAGTCGGAGAAGCCCTGCCACTTTGTCGCACATTCGCCGTCGTGCCAGCGGTCTCGGTCTTCGCGGCTCCAATCCTCCCAGACGGAGAGGGCAAAGCCCTCGGCCTTGAGCGCCATACCGACGCTCACCCATTCGGTGTAGCTGCATGACGAAGCTGGCATCTGCGAGAGGATGTGAGGCAGGTCGCCATGATCGTTCTGTTTCATCAGTTGCTCCAATCTGCAATGGGTACGCCCGGAACTCACCGGGCGCACCGAAATTGCTTGACGCTAATGCCTACGAGATGCCCAGCGTTGGGTCGTATGTTGCTGGGTTCATCCAGCTCGGAACGTGCCACTGGTGGCTGGACAGGATGCCCATGACCTTGCTCGCCTGTTCGAACGTCCATGTCCCGGGATGCCGGAAGCCGAACCGCTCGAGCTGACGGATCTGGCGCGGCGTTGCCATGTTGGACTCCGCTCGTCGAATGAGACGGTCGAGCACCATGGAGGCCATGCCGAAGCAGTCGATGGACGACGTGTCTAGTCCGAAGTTTGCTATGGCCCGCATCTGTCGCTCCGTCGGCGGGAGCGCGTCAGCAGGCATAAGCGGCTCGTAGTCGGCAAGGTCCTCGTCCTCGATGGACATGCTGAACAGCAGCGGGTCCACCAGGCGCGACTTCTTGCGCCGCTGCGCCGCAAGCTCCCTGACGAGCGATGCCTCGCGCTGCTGCAGGATATCGGTCTCGGCTTCCCGCTCGGCAGCCATGAGGTCGATGCCGTTGGGGGCATCCTCCTCCTTCTCCGTCATACGCTTCGCCACCTCAGCGCTCTTGGCAAACAGCGATGCTGGCCGACAGAGGTCGTGGCGCTCGGTGTTCCAGAGGAAGTCGAGAAGCAGCAGGTGGTCCTTGCCAGGGTACAGCCTCGTGCCGCGACCTACCATCTGCGCGAAGAGCGCACGGCTCTTTGTGGGCCTGAGCACCACGACGCAGTCGCACACGGGGCAGTCCCATCCCTCCGTGAGCAGCATCGAGCAGGTGAGGCACTTGGTCTCGCCGCTCTCGAAGCGTGCCAGGATCTCTGCCCGGTCGGCGCTGTTGCCGTCGATCTCCTCGGTGGGAATGCCCACGGCGTTGAGCGCGTCGGCCATCCGCTCGGCCGTCTTGACCAGCGGCAGGAACACCACGGTGTGACGCCGGTCGCAGCCGGCCTCGAGCATCTTGGCCGCTATCTCGGGCAGGTAGGGGTCGAGGCTCTCGTCGAGTCCTGACGCCTGGAAGTCTCCCGCCTGCACCTTCACATCGGAGATGTCGATTTCCAGCGGGATGAGCTGCGCCACGGTACGAGAGAGGTAGCCCTCCCTTATCGCCCTGCCCAACGGGTACTCGTAGGCAATGCTGCTGAACACCTCGGCGAGGCCCCGCTTGTCTGCCCGGTCGGGAGTGGCTGTCACCCCAAGCACGCGAGCATTTTCGAAGTGGTCGATCACGTTGCGGTAGCTGTCGGCGAGCGCGTGGTGTGCCTCGTCTATGAACACGTGCGAGAAGTAGTCGCTCGGATACTCCGCGAGGCGGCTCTCCCTCGCGAGGGTCTGCACGCTGGCGAGCGTGACGGGAAACATAGAGCCCATCGCGTGGGATCCGGCCTTCTCTATGGCGCAGTCTAGGTCGCTGCATGCCTTGAACTTCTCTTGGGCCTGGGTGATCAGCTCGTCCCTGTGGGCGAGCATGAGCACCCTGCCCCCGCCGCGAACCGCGTCCTCTGCCACGGAGGACATCACGACGGTCTTTCCCGTACCTGTGGCCTGCACAAGGAGGGTGCGTGCGTTGTCACACGCACCCCACTCAGCCTCTATGGCTTGCACAGCTTCTATCTGGTACGGTCGCAGGACCAGCCCCATCCTAGACGAAGGCCCCGCCATAGGGCGGCTGGGTCGTGGGCGGGTACTGTGTCTGGGCCTGCTGCGGCTGGTGCGGTTGCTGCGGCGCCTGTGGTGCGAACGCCTGGGCTGCCTCGTCGGAGCGCGCGCCAAAGAGGAACGACTTGATGCTGTTGCCCGTGCGCTGCTGCCCATCGTTCCCGGTCCACTGGTAGTGCTCGACATCGCACATGCCGCGCGTGCCGATAATCTTGTCCCACGGGTAGCGGACGGCGCTACCGCTGGGGGTCTCCGGGTCGATAAGGCGGACGGCCTTGAAGAAGGCGGTCAGCTTCCACTGCATCTTGCGGTTCAGGGGCAGGTTGGTGTGGATGTCGGAGACGTGGCCCTCGGGGTCGGTCGTCTCGAGCGTGAGTTCGGCCTGGAAGCAGGCGGCCATTTTCGCGGAGCCCTCGAAGCGTCCGCGCTTGAAGTCGGTCACGCGGAACATGCAGGGGCCTTCGTTGAGAAGCTGGAAGTTGCTGGCGTCGGCGGTCTCGACCTCGTCGTCCCAACCGAAGGAGTCGTTGTACTCTGCCATCGTTACTCTCCATCTGTGCCGAACGGCACGTCAATGCGGTTAATCTCGATTGCCCGGAGCACGCTCGGCCACTGATCGGCGAGCCATGCCCTGAAGTCGGGCGGGTATGCCTCGAGGGGCGTACCCTCGGGCTGGTAGCCATGTGCGTCGATGACGGCACGAAGCTCGTCTGCGGACACCCCGTCGCGCCGCATGAGCGAGAGCAGCGCGTCGCCCGAATCGGCAGACTGGCTTGCGGGCTGGGGTGGCCCGGATGTCGCCGGTACCACGACAGGCGGATCGGCTACGATTCCGGAGAGGTGGTCTTGGAAGAACGGCAGCAGGGGCTCGATGTCCAGGTCCAGGACCTCTGGGAGCTCGAGGCGGTTCTTCGCGTCCCAGCTCGGTGAGTGAGTCGTGCGCAGGATGCGCTTACCGCCGGAGGCCTTCGCGTGGCCGCCGTTTTCGTCGGTAGTCACATAGGTCAGGTAGTCGGCGAAGAGCAGCAGGTCGCACCATTCCTTGACGAGCGGGGCCACGTGCTTCGTGAGCTTCATCTCGAACCGGTCGTAGGAGCCGAGCTCGTCTGGCCGCTCGAACTTGCGGAGCTGGCTGTGGCTGGTGCACACGACGTTGACGCCGGCCTCAATGACGCGGTCGAGCTCGTAGAGAAGCTTTGCGAACTCTTCCTTCAGGATGACGTAGCCCTTGCCGTAGCCCCAGCCCTCAATGGACGCCTTCTTGGGCTGCGCATGGCTGCAGACGTGCTCCACGCAGAGCTGCTCGGCAGCGTCCAGGGTGTCAACGACCAAGGTTGAGCAGCACGAGGGGTCCTCCGCCACCGCACGCACCTCGTCGAGCAGCACCGCCCACGACGCGGGCTTCGGCAGCCTCGCTACGGGGAGCTGGTGCGAGCCCTCCTCGGTGTCAATGATGAGGGCGTTAGGGGACATGGCGGCAAACGACGTCTTACCGATGCCCTCCGGCCCGTAGACCACGACCCGGATGGGCCGCTTGACGATGCCACAGGTGAGCTGGTAACGCATGGCTACTCGCCGCCCTCGGAGAGCAGCCCCATGACGGCGGAAGGAAGCTCGCTGCCCATGGCCTGGGCTACGAGGACGGGGTCGATTCGCAGTGTCGATCCGATGGGCACGGCGGGTTCGTCGATGACGCGAGCCTCGCAGCCATCGGGGATCTCTCCATCGCGCTGCGCGGTTGCGATGGCGTTGTCGGACACGATGTAGTTCTGGCGCGCAACGCCCTTGAGGAACATGTCCTCGGTGATGGTGATCTTCTGGCCGATGAGCCGGTCAGGCATGCCCTCTTCGACGTCGAGGGTGATGACGACCTGCTTGCGGGCGAGGCCGTTGCCGAACGCCCACTGGGCGAACGCGTCCTCGTCGACGATGGCAACTGTCGTCCTGTGTTCCGCCTTGGAGAAGCGGATACTGTAGGTGCCGACCTTGCGGCCCCTGAGCAACATGTCGTAGGTCTTGCCGCCGGAGGTGTAGCCGTAGGAATAGTCGAAGGTCACGCGGTGGCCGGCCGCCTTGTCCAGCAGCGGAATGCTCTGGGCGGCGGCGTGCTGAACATGAAGGATTTCCCGCTCGACCTTTTGGACGAACTGATCCGGTCCCATGCCAGAAAGCCTCTTCCCTGGGCGGATCTTCCCCTGATCTACACCGAAGATGAGCTGATGTACACTTCTATATTCACAAATCACTGGACAACGTCCGTGAAATACTGTACACTGAGCTTACTACTATCATCATGAGGAGGGAAACATGCTTCAGCAAGTCATGACGGAGCCCGGAAAAATCATATTCCGGGAGGTGCCGGAAATCGAGCCGGCGGCCGGAGAGGTTAAAATCAAAATCATGAATATCGGCGTATGCGGATCCGATATTCACGTATATCATGGCAAGCACCCCTTTACAAAATATCCGGTTACCCAGGGCCATGAGGTTTCGGGACTGGTGGAAAAGCTCGGTGAAGGCGTAGACAATCTGAAGATCGGCCAGAAGGTAACCATTCAGCCTCAGGTGGTCTGCGGAAAATGCTGGCCCTGCCGTCATGGCAAATACAATCTCTGTGAAAGCCTGAAGGTCATGGGCTTCCAGACCACCGGAACCGCTTCCGAATATTTTACGGTGGATGCCGCGAAAGTAACACCCCTTCCGGAGGAAATGAGCCTGGAAGAGGGAGCCATGATTGAGCCTCTGGCCGTGACGGTTCACGCCATCCGCCAGGCAGGCGATGTGGCCGGCAAAGATATCTGCGTGCTGGGCGCCGGTCCCATCGGTATCCTGACAGCCCAGGTTGCCAAGGGCATGGGTGCCAGAAAGGTCATGATCACAGATATTTCTGATATCCGCCTGGCCAAAGCCGCCGAGGTCGGGGTGGATGTATGCGTCAATACCCGGAACGAGGATTTTGCCGAAGCTTTTGTTCGCACCTTCGGTCCGGACAAGGCGGATGTCATCTATGACTGCGCCGGTACCAACATCACCATGGATCAGGCCATCCAGAATGCCAGA